CTGAAACACATCAACGAAATTATTATCTGTATAGGTCAATGTGAGATTGCCTAAGTCAGTACCACTGAATGTTGTTTGTGAAGCAGTCGCTGTGTACTGATAGCGTTGCCTAACACCAGCTGATGGACTTTTTCCTATATATGGCATTACTTACCCTCCAATGCTGTCAATCGTGCTTCCATACTTGCTAGTCTTTGCTCTGTTGATGCACCAATAAACGCTAGTAATTCATTATACCGAACCCCTAACCTTGTTCGTTCTGTTGCTCCATCTGGTGCTTCTTCTTTTGTATCATATACTTCATTGTTTTTTTCCCACCAAGTGTCACTACACCAAAAAGCATAATTACTTGCATCCAAACCTTCATCTTGTAAAACTTTTTGAACTTCTTGTGCAATAATACCTGTATGGATTCTAGCTTTGTCTGCCTTTTTTTCTACAGCACTTTTCCATTTGAATGTCTTAAATAATGTCGACAACTTTTTTGCTGCGTTTAGTTCTTTGCTAGATAGTGTAGCTATATTTTGTTTTTCTGTTTCATCGGATGTGCTTACTGAGCCTGAAGTAGCAAATATACTAGAAAAACGAAATGACCCATTCCCTAAAGTAATACCATCATCAACGTCACTACCATTGTCACGAGGTCTAACATGCGCTCCTTCAAATTTTAAACCTGCGTCACCAACTGCACCATCAATATATCCTGCACCTCCACTACCACCTAAAGCTATTCTTTGATTACCTCCTGTACTAGCTTTGAAGATATCACCTACATCTGTAAGCCTATTTAATTCAAGGCATTTAGCACCATCTGCAGTCATAAATACTTTACCATTACTTTGAACCTCAAAACCTGCTGTGCCTGTACCTTCTGAAGTTTTTGCTATTAAGACATCTCTATCTGCCGTTATCCTCATGGCTTCTGAGCCACCAGTATCAAAAACAATAGTGTCATCTGTACTAGCTTCAATACTTGTATCACCGTCAGCATCAAGTATTAACTCTTTGCCATTCATATCCAAAGTGTTTGGCATCTCAAGATTAGCATTTCTTAGAGTTGATGACCCAACACTCGCATCAGGTGGTGCTACCGTCTGCACAGCAGAACCTAAATATACAAGATAGCATGAGTCACCACTTGCTACAGCTTCAGAGAATGTAATTGTCGTGCCAGACGCTGTATAAGCCTTACCAGAGCCTTCTTCCTGTTTTACGTTGTTGATGTACACAAGAAGCTCTTTGCCGTTTGCTACGGCTCTATCAAGCGTATAGCCTGTACTACCGTCACCTGTTATGGTTTGAGTGACAAATGCTTGAAACTGTGTGGCTAGTTCATTACCAATGTAAGGCATATTAAGTTATCTCCATTATGCTTAGTGTACCTGAAAGTTTATCTGCAACAGAACAATCTATAGTTATTTGGTCATCAACTTCTAATACAACTTTATTTCCTGCCATTAGTTCTAATGATGAGCCAACAGGAATAGGTGCGTCTTTCACAATTATACTTGTACCATTTGAAACAAGACTTTCTGTTGCACCACCTCTGTTAGCTGTACCACTTACAAGTCTTACTGTAGCTGTAACTTGTGAAGTGTGTATATTGGCTAATACTAAGCCAAGAACTATCGCTGTCACCCCACTACCTGCTTCATACATAACATAGGGTGTACCTGAAGAGTTTGGTTCTTCTGCAAAGTTAATCATTCTAAAATTGTTTGCCATATTTTTCTCCTTATCCTAATGCAATGGCTAATGCTGTAGCTTCGTTTGATGCTGATACTGTTGTTGCAACAGTTCCTGATTCATCTCCGAATGTAAAAGTTCTATCTGCTGTTGGGTCTGTAATAGCAAATGTTGTTTCAAAATCGTTATCTGTAGCACCCTCAAATGTAATACCTGTAGCTGTTACATTACTAGCTGCACCTACAGTAGCACTTACAAATGCTTTAATAGACTGCTGTGTAGCAAGAGAAGTATTGCTGTCAGATGACATATTATCTTCATCAAGGATAGCTGTTACAGTTGCGCCACTAGCAAGTGTTACACTACTAAACGTACTTGCTGCAGCACTGTTAGCACCAATTACTGTTCCGTCAATAGCTCCACCATCAATGTCTACTTTGCTAATGTCTACTTCACCAGTGCCGTTTGGTGTGATTGCAATATTACCATCTGCACCATCAGCAATTGTAATTACACCAGAACTTGAACCTGCATTAGTATTTAATGTTAAGTCACCTGTACCGTTTGTGGTGATTGTTACATCAGCATTATTATCACCAACACGTACTGTGTCAGCATCAAGTTGAACATCGCCAGTGCCATTCGGAGTAAGAGCAAGGTTACCATTAGTGTCTGTAGATGTAATAGCATTACCATTAAGATTGATGTTACCAATAGTAGCACCACTACCATTTAACTTTAGTCTTTCTGCTGCGGTTGCACCACTTGACATAGTTTTAAATACCATGTCAAACTCTTCAGAGGTAGGTGTAATACCAGTTGTTACAGACTCAATGACACCACCTGTCTCAAGTGTGCCTGCTGCAGTCTCAGTAGAAAACTCAATACCAGTACCAATGCCCACGGCAGGTGTGCCACTGCTTTGTACTTGTAGTTTAAGTAGGTCAGTAACACCATTTGTAGTGCTGTTTTCTACATTAAGAGTAATACCTGTATCTGCTACGTGTGTTATATTTACTTCACTATCTGCTCCAAGATTAATTATTGCGGCATCTGATGATAGACTTACATCATCACCTACATCTAAATCACCTGTGATATTAACATTTGTGCTAACATCAATTTGACCAGTAACATTAATACCTGCAGAATCAGTATCAAGTTTTTTACTATTATCGTGATAAAGTTCTACTGCACCATCTTTATCCATAGCAATAAAAGTTTCAGTGCTTGTATCGCTACGGAGAGTTATGTTGTTACCTTGAATAAATAACTCACCTGTATTGTTTTCTATAATACTGTCTGTGCCATCATGGTATAATTCAAGGTCTGTTCCTGCACCAAGTTGAACTTTTTCATTATCACCTAAAGTTAAACCGTCCATAGCAATACTACCAGTAACAGTAACACCTGTTGCTGTTGTTGCTAGTTTAACAGAATTGTCGTGATATAAACTTACAGCACCATCCTCTACGAATTGTGCCATAACCTTTGAGCCATCATTCTTTCTGACTTCAACTGTACTACCGTCTAATGCTAGTTTACCTGTGCCTGAATCTCTGATGATACTATCTGATACATCGTGAAAGATTTGTAAATCAGCACCTGTACCAAAAGTAGCTTTAGCATTATCTGCAAACTCTAGTGCATTATCACTGGCATCAAACACAATATTGTTTGCTGCACCTGTTAAAGTAACATCACCAGTAGTAGTTACATTTACAAGATTAGCTGTACCTGCTAGGAACATATCCTTGAACTTTAGTCCTGTCGTACCAATATCAAGAGTGTTGTTTGTTTTAGGTTTAATCTCTGAAGTACTTGCTACAAAGTCTTGAGCAGGTCCAAGCACTGTAACAGGACCACCTTCACTTGACGTACCATCATGTGTGTGTCCTGAACTACTGTTAAAGGCAGCTTCAATGGCATCATATTCGCCATCAAAGTCAGAAGCGTTTATAATATTACCATCAGCAATATTGTTACTGGTATCGGTTCTAGTGTAGCCTGTTCCCATAATTTTTACCTTCTATCGTTTAATCCATATTCAACTGTCAGTGCATCAATTGAGTAGGGTGGGTTTGTGTCATCTGAATCAAACTGAAATGATACTGTAAATCCTGAACCTACAACTTGTGCTTCAAACAGTTTAAGCAACTTTGTACCAAATTTTGTACTACCAAATGTGCCTGTTCCAAAAAAACCAACAACTCCTTGTGTATTTAAGATACTAAGTGGTGCAGGTTGAATAGTTCCTAAACTATCAAAGTCTAGCTTTAAACTTACATTAAATGAAACACTACCTTGAGGGTCAGTATATAAAAACAGTTTATAAAATGTCTTTCTTCTACGTGGGTCACTTATAGGCATGTGTGGAGTAGCGAATGTAGTTTTAATATTTGCACCATCAAATGAGTTGCCACTTTCCATCTGATATAAATAGCCATCGTCATGTGAGAACAGCACTACCTCTGTATTCTGATTATAGTTACTGTCTGCTACGTTAGCTCTTATCCCTCGTGTTTCTGCCCAAGCCATGTTATCACCACCTTGAGGAGCAAACTGTGTTGCTAGTATGCCTTGAGCGTTTTCTTCTGTAATATTGTTATTAAAACCAAGTATTCTATACTGCGACTTTTCACGAATTACACAACTTGTAAATGACGTATTAGCAGAAATAAAACGTGTCATTGTATCTTGTATTGTTTTAGATACGACAGCTAATCCAAAATCCCCTATTCTGTCTGTTCCACTAACGAGCCTTAATCCATCAGGACCAAGAAACATTACGTCCCCACCTATTTCTTGCACAGTGTCTGAATCAATACATCCAATGTCTGTTGTAATTGGCTGTAGATTAAAGTCTGCAACGGTATTACCTGTTAACTGGTGAATGCTAGTTTCTGTAAAGATAATTAGCTGTTGCCTAAATACTGCTAGTGCAGTAACTGTACCACCAACATTTATATTTCCTCCACCATTTGCTACCGAAAAGTCTGTGTCTGTATACGGTGCAGTAAATGTTACTGTAGAACCTTTAGCAAAGAATAAATGATTCTTAACTTCTGCCACAAAAGTTGCACCAATTACATCTGTAGGTGCATCCAATAAAACTGTAAATGTAGTGTTATCATAAACCGCAGGTTCATTCAAACCATCGACAAGTGCAATCTTTTCTGTACCGTTAAAGTTATACTTAGCAAATCTAGTTTTGTTAGCACCCTCTCTGCTTGTTGATAAGAAAGTAATTACTGCATTATCAGCAGGACTACTTGCAAGTGCAGGATTAATTGACAGGGTAGCACCACCTGATGAAACTGTGGCATTTGATAGAACTGTATATACTTTGTCTATACCTGCAACTTTAAATACGTCACCTGCTTGTGGAGCAGAAGTCAAACCATCAATTGCTAGACTGCTACCAGTTTGACTACCTGCATTTACAAGAGGAGTACCGTAGTCTGGTACATTAATCTTTGTAAAGCCACTACCACCACTTTTAAATATGTCAGCATTTTTACAAACAATTGCGCTATCTTCCCATGATGCAACACCTATAGTCACATAATTAGATGTTGTTGTTTTAAAAGTTACAACTGCTGCATTTGCAGGACTGCTTGCTAACGAGGTTGAAAGAGTTAATGTAGCTCTATTATTTGTGGCATCATAACTAACACCACCAGATGCAATTGTATAAGTACCACTAACTCCTGCTATTTCTAAAGTATCACCTGCAACTGGTGTAGTGTGTATTGCACCTATTATTAATGTTGTCCCAGATTGACTAGCTCCATGTACTACAGGTTCGCCATATGGGGGAATAATATTACTATCGTACTTATCAAATCCTTCAATCCGTCTGTAACCACCCTCAACAGAGGGTTCAAAGTTACGTAGTATTCTTGCACTTCCCGGTGCGTTTGTACCTTGCTGTAAAGGCGAAAGGTTTGTTATAAGACCGCCACGAAACTCAACTGGATAGGTTTGCCATGCATCCATTGTGATAGCCCCTAAATATTGAAGCCAGTATTTGCTCCACCTGTAGAACCAGTAAACATATACGACCTTACGTATGGTGTTCTATTTATAAGTTGTGAACGCATATGTTTAATACCCTCGTCAAATTTTTCTTTCATTACCATCGCATCTTGTGTGTTACCTCTAAACAGATAACCGTAATGCATTGCACCATCTACAATAACGTGTTGGAATCTTTCAGGAATTGTTGGAGCATCTGTTGTTGCAGACAAATCTGTTGGAAAGCTGTAATATTCAAACACCAGTTCATACGCTTTATCTGGTTCTGGTGTCAAAATAAATTTTAAGTCGGGTGCTTGTGCTACCTGTGTAGGTACACCTTGACCACTAGATGTGTTATATTCTTGTTCTACATATCTATCTAAATAATCTTCATATGCAATTTCTGTAAGACGTGTGGTGGCATTGCCTAATGTGGTATTCTCTTTAATACGGAATGTATTAAAATTAACTATTTTAGCATCTGTAGGAAAAGCGTAGCGACTTGTATTAGCAACTAATGTTTGTTCTTTTGTGTTATGATTAAAAGCCCAAAAATATTCGGACTGATTTAAATATCTAATTGCAGCATTGACTGCATCTTTAGCTTGTGAATAAAAACCTGTAGCTGTAGCAAAGTTAGATGAAGTAAGCTCTACCTCATTCAATCTTCTGTTCACTGCATTTACTAAGCCAAGAAAATTATAAGCCATTAAATATCCTTAAAAATAAAGTGGGGCAAGTTGCCCTGCCCCACCTAGACTATTTAAGCAAGTGTATCACGGTCTACTTCATTAGCAGCCATATCACCCAAGTCATCAATGTCCATGCATATAGCGTAAACTCGTAGCTTACCGGCAGTAGTTGTGCCTGTCATTGCTTGAAGGGTAACATCAAGGTTATCTGCTGTACCACCTATTACTACAGGGGCAGTAGTTGCCATAGTAGCATAAGCACCTACAGATGCACCATCAAAGTCAAACCCATCTACAAAGTTAGCACCACCACCGATACCAAGGTCAAATGCAGTATCAGTAGAAGTACCTGCATGTGCTTCAGTAACTTCCATACCTGCGCCAAGGATTACGGTATTAGCAGGAATGGTCAAGACTGGAATTACATCAGCTGCAGCAAGGGCAGTACCCTTGTCTGTTCTAGCTTGTGCAAAATCCAAAGTTCCTTGAACCATATAAGGATTGCGACCACGTTGCGAGTTGCCACGTGCTGCAGTAAGCGTATTATCACCAAGTGCCATATCTCAATCCTCCTTATACTAAGTTGTACCGAGCATTAACGAGAGCTTCAGGTCTCAATATTTTTCTACCGTAAAGGTGCATACCCCTTACGATATCAGCAAATGAGTCTGGGTCTCGGTAAGTTTCAGTTTTGTTGATTTGTTCAGCAGTAGCGACTGCGGAGTCGTGTCCTGCAACAATAATTCCAAAATTGGAAGAGTTAGTACCGCCAGTAGTAGCAGGTCCTGTTCCGATAGATGGTAGGTTGTTAGAAACAAATACACGGAATCCATGTAAATTGCCTATAACTTCACCACTCCTAATTCCACCAGATTGTCCAAAGTCCTGATTGAATAGTCGAGAATCCTCGTCCTTCAACACTTCCATGAACACTGGGTCTACAACTAACCATCGACCCTGTGAATCAACATTTTGTTGGTCAAGTAGTCTAGCCATTCTAGCAATGACTGTTAATGGAAAAGTTGTACCTGCAGCAGGTGTTAAATCGGTTGCACCCGGTCCTCTGGGCTGAAGCCCAATAGAGTTACTGGCTGAACCTGCTGTTCCTGAACCATCAGTAAAGTCAGAAGCATCTAACTTCATTGAAGATAGAAGTTCATCAGAACCTGCGGTTGAAACGGATTTAGAACCGTTTACTGTAGTATTAGCAGTATCAGCAACACTGTGTAGTGCAGACTGTTTAAACCCACATAAATAACCAAGAACGTCTTGGTCATACTGGTCAGATAGTCGATAGGCAGCCCTATCACTCGCTAACGATTGAAAGTTAACGTGAGAATGAGCTTCCTCAATATCATCAACCTTGAATGCAAAGTAATTAGCTTTGTCGATTGTAAGGCTGAAGTCCTCATCGTCAAGGTCCTGAGGTGTAATAGTTGTACCTCTAGCATAAGCCTTGACTGTTATTTCCGGCTCCTTAATGATTTTCACACTATCGCCCATGTTAGCAATCTCCCCGAAATAATCGGAGTTTGTAACTTGTTCCACAACAGATGACTTACGAAACGCAAGTTGCACCTGTTTGGAGTAAATGATAGGTGAAAAATTACCATTAGGGAGGTTGCCGTGACCGGCAGCAGACGTGAATGCCATCGTTACCTCCTTTAGCATTTAACAGATGTAAACTCACCAGACTAATACAGGGGCTGATTTGCAGAGGTGCATTAGCATCTAAGTTGCGCTACTTACATGTTAATGGGCTAGGCTTGTCAGGTAATCCGTAAGACTGACTGTTTTATAGTGTGATATAATTCACACAAGTGTGTATAGTTATACTTAAAAATAACTACTTGTCAACACTTTTTTTTACATTATCGAGCAGAACCCGATACATCGTAAATAAATTTGCCAGACCGTATGGCTTCCATAATCTCGTCTGACCTTTTCTCATACTCTTTTGAGGACATCTTTTGCACGTCAGACTCTTTCATGTAAGAAGCTGTTGCGTCCTCTTGGGGTTTGCTACGAGCATTTTTAACTGATACAGATTTTGCTGCGTCTTTATCCTTAGACTTGGGTGCAGACATTTTCATATCCGCTTTGTACAAATCTATGGCTCTAGCTGCAGACCTTGCATCTGTTTCGTTATCATAGAGTGCATCCTGTACCCACTTAGGCTGTTGTTCAGCCCACTCGTGAAATGAATCACTCTCTCGTATATCACTAAAGTCTGGATGTAACTTTAACAGTTCGACTTCAGCTTTTTCTTTTGATGCAGATACATGCATTTCATCAATAGCTTTTATACGAGCTTCAAGAGCCACTGACTGCTCTTGTGCCTTTTTAGTGGCTATGGTTTCAACTATACCTGCTACATCAGGATACTCTTTAGTCCAAGCTTCTATCTCCTCTTCGGATTTAGGTAGCTTCATTTCCTTACGTGCAGCTTCAGTTAACTGACGTTCAAGGTCAGTAATCTTAGCTTTTAGTTCGTCAGCTTGTTTTTGCTGATGTCTTCGTAAGTCAGAGTATCTCTTCTTAAATGTTTTCTCTTCAGCAGAAGTAGGTTCTTGTTCCTCCTCCACTTTAGATTCTTCCTCGACAGACTCCCCTTGTTGAGCTTTGAGTAGCTCTGCAAGTTCTTCTTCATCGAGTTTTCGCTTTTCATCGTTATTATATTTCCTACTAACGAATGCTGCTTTTTTTTGTGGTTTTGGCTCTTCAGCCATTACTGTCTCGTTCATTGAGTTCTCCTTCTAGGGTCATCGTAGCCAGTTGGGGGATGAGTAGCTAGTGACTGACAGATTAGCGCATACCTAGTCCGCGCCTTTGTGGTGCAGGTTCAGCAGGTCTACGCAAGTTTATTTGCCCTGCAACTTCAGGACCTAATATTTTTGCTAAGACTCTACCTTGCTCTGTACCCATTAAAGAACGTATTACATCTTTCTCCTCTTCGGGTAAAGCTAAATAGCGTTCTCTAAGTTGATTGAAAAATTCTTCCATATTTTGTTATCCTTTTAAATAATCCTATAGGATAGACACCTGAAGATATAACCATTATACCATACAATCCTTTGAGTGTCAACTTCTTTTTTATAATTAATTCATACACAGATTTTACGACTGATGCTTGCCACTTTGATTTAGCTACAAGACCATCTGCAACATACTTACCCCATACATCGTAGCCGTCTTGCCATATCTGTGATTGCTTTCTGTGCCAACGTCTAAGCTCTTTTACTTGTGATATGGTCATAGCTTTTTGTTTATAGGACGCTGTGCAACAATGTGTACCCTCTGCACTGCCAGAAGGTCCTACAGTTTCCTGTGAGAAAGCCTGTCCTGT